CTATGAACCTGTCAAGCGGTTGGAGTGCTGCCGAAGTAGATGCGAAGCGCGAAGAACAGATCATTCGAATGGGCAAGCAACAAGTCGTGAAGCTCATTCTGAAAGCAATCTCGTTTGTAGATACAGACATTGTTCCAGAAGATGCGCCGGTCCGCAAGGTTCACTTTACGGATGTGGATTTGCACTTTAACCGTAACAAGAATTACGACCTGGCTGTGAAGGCGAATGCGTTGGCTACGTTCCTTGCACACGGTTTGAATGGAAAACATGCGTTAAGAGTGATTGACGCATTCCCGGATGTTGAACAAGTGTGGCTCGATAGCAAAGAAAGCATCGAAAAGTACCAGGCGTCCATTTATGAACGTTATCACGATAGTTCCTATTACGGAACTTCTGAAAACGTCTATCAACCGGGTGACGGTACAAAATCCGCGGGAAGTGATAGCGACAGGATTATGGCCGATACTTCCGACCAAATCTCGAACAGTCCTATCATTGACGGCCAGAAAACAACGACTGGTGGTGCGAACGGGAAATGAATTTCAGCGTTTTATCGTTCGATGAATTAAACCGTCTTGTGAAGCCAAGGACAATGAGCAATAGCCGGTTCTTTGGTGAAATGGCTTTGACAAAGGAACAAAAGAAAGAGCGCATGGAACTTGAAGAAGATCTGGAAGAAGCGTTCATTCCTGTTTTCGCGCGCTTGTTTATTGCCGCCTTGTTTGGAATAGTCGCGTGGGCCGATGTTCGAGAAGAACTGATTGACGCCTATTCGAATGCACTAGCTGGTCACGTTGAGGAAGATGATAACATTCGGGAACTTGCAAGGACGTTCGCAGATAATTTCATTGATGCGACTATCCGAAATTCTGACAACGAATGGTTCTATTCCGCTGACAGAGCTAGGTTCGATGCGCAGAACGAAACGAACACGATTTTCAACTATAACGACTTCAAGAAGGCGCTAATAGGTGGAAAGAAATTCAAGCGTTGGCATGCAATTATTGATAACCGGACCCGTGATACACATTGGGACGCAAACGGCCAAGTACAGCCGATTGAAGAACCATTCATTGTTGGTGATGGATGGTTGATGTTTCCAAGAGATCAAGGATACGGAGCGCCGGCCGACGAAATTGTGAATTGCCGGTGTTCGGCTGTTTATTATTAAAATCGGCTTTGCCGTTTTTATATAAGCACCAGAGAAGGCGCTATACAAATATCGCATGAACTGCGCCAGAGAAGGCGCACAAGAAATATCGCAGAACAGTGTAGAGAAACACTTTAATCACGCGTCGGGAGGACAAAACATGAAGAAATTCAAGAGTTTCTATCGCAACGGATGGAAGTTGCCGATGAACATTCAGCTTTTCGCAGAAGGAAGCGCCGCGGAGGGCGGAAGTGAAGGTGATGGCGCCGGTAGCGAAGAAAACAATGGCGGTAGCGACGATGGTTCGAAGGGTGACAACAAAAAGCCCACTTATGAAGAACTTGCGGCACAACTGGCCGCGGCTAACGCAAACATGGAACGGCTGAAAGCTGCAAGCAATAAAGCCACTAAACAGGCTGCCGATTACAAGCGCAGACTCCACGAAAAGATGACGCCGGAAGAAATCGAAGCGGAGAAAGATACAAGCGCAAAATCGGCTACTGAGGAACGCTTACGCGAACTTGAAGCCGAACTTGGAAGAATCAAGTCGGTTGAACGTCACATGACTGCGTTCAAAATGAACAAGGAAACTGCGGAGAAGTTCGCACAACTCGAAGCGGATGGCAAGGCGGAAGAATATGCGACAGCAATGAGCAAGCATATTGAAGCCATTGAAAAGGCGGCTTTTCAGAAGACTTTGTCTAACCGACCTGAATCTCATGCCGGCCATGATGACGGCAAGGGCGAAACCCAGGCAGAGAAAATCGCCAAGGGGCTTAAAGCCAGAAGCATTGGCGTAGATGAGAATATTTTAAAGAATTATATCTAGGAGGAAAAGAATATGGCTCGTGGTGATATGGCCGTAGATACTCTTTCCATTGCGACGGAAGTTGAAATCCTTAATCGCAAGGAAAACGAAGCGGTTGCAATGACCGTTGACTTTACCGGCGTAACCGGTGGCGTAGTCAGAGCTGGAACTCCGGTTAGTAAACTTGGTGTCCCTGTTACTGCTACTCCGTGGACCGGTGCAGTTGGTATTCTGATGCACGATGTATACCCGGATCGTCCGCAGGCTGCTTGCTTAAAGAAGGCGTATATCAACGTAACTCGTGCGCAGGCAAATTCCGGTCTGACTTATGATGCGGCGCTGACTACTGCGCTTAATGCGGCCGGTTGCCGGATTGTGCTTGAAGACCCGATTGTTTAGTCGGACGGCAGAATTCGTTTAACGAATTGATGGAGGTATAGAACTTATGAGGTTTGAAGATGTATTCTCGACCAGAGCTGCCGCCTTACGTATTACGCAGGACAGCAGCAATGCTATTCCGTTTGCGGGTGCGGCTTTCTTCCCGACTGTGAAGCAGGCCGGACTCGATTTAAAACTTATCAAAGCGCACAAGGGATTAGGCGTTGTCTTAAAGCCGGCCGCGTTTGATACTCTGGCCACGATTAGAAGCCGTCAAGGTTTTACCGTGTCCAACGTTGAAATGCCGCTTTTCCGTGAGTCTATGAGAGTAGGCGAAAAGGAAATGATGGAAATTCAGCGCGCACAGCAGGCAAACGATCCCTACTTACTCGATGTGTTAGGCCGTATTTACGATGACACTAACACTCTGGTAGAAGGTGCAAGAATTGCACAGGAGAAGATGCGTTGTTCGTTACTTTGCCCTCAGAGCGGTAACTTAACCATTTCCCTTGCCGCTGACAATGCAATCTACAATTACGATTATGATAATCAGGGAACTTGGAAGGCTAACCACTACGTAGCACTTGCATCGAACAATGACAAGTGGAGCGATCCGGTTAATTCTAAGCCGCTGGATGATATTCAGACCGGTGTAACCTATCTGCGTTCCATCGGTTATGATCCTGGTTATCTGATGATGAACACTACGACGTTCAACTATCTGGTTGCTAGTGACCAAATCAAGAACGCACTTATCACGCTTACCGGTAGCCTGATTAGCTTTATGGATGTTGATACCGTAAGAGAAGTGATTCGCCGCAAGACCGGTCTTGTTCCGATCATCTACGACAAGATGTACACCGATCTGGATGGAACCGACAAGAAGTTCTTTGCCGATAATTATTGTTCTATCCTTCCTCGCGGTGGTATTGGCCGTACTGTTCTTGGCACGACTCCGGAAGAGCGTACTGCTCTTGGCGATGCCGGCGTAGATGTTTCCATCCTGGAAAGCGGTATTGCAATCGCGCACCAGACCACTTACGGACCGCCCGTACAGGAGTCCGTGACTGCTTCCATGATTTGCCTGCCTTCGGCTGAAAATCTGGATGGTATGTACGTAATTAAGGTTGCCTAGTGGTTTACGATCATGTAGTGAAGTTCGCGGGTCGTTACTGGCCCGCGGGCGTTGAAGTTCCCGATAAGGCAGAAGAACCGGAGAAGGCACCGGAACCCGCCAAGGAACTGCACGAAGAGAAGAAAACCACAACTAGGAGACGGACAAGCACGAAGAAGCAATGAGGTGTAGCACATGGAAGAGCTTATGCAAAAGATGATGGCAGAACTAATTGAATATGCTGCGGGAGACGATGCGCCGAACACGGATACTCAAATGTTCTTGGAGACTCTTGCGAAAGATGCTCTTTCAGAAGTTAGAGCTACGATGTTCCCTCATGGGTTTGCGAACGATGCAGAAATGCAACAGCAGGAATTGCAAGCCATGAAGCGGTACTTTACGGTTATCAAGCGCATTGCAGAGTACCACTTTGATAAACAGGGCAAAGAGGGCGTCTTAGGTACTACGGAAGGCGGTACGTATAACTACTACGAAAACGCCGGTACACCTAAGAGTTATCTTCGTCCTGTTATGCCTGTTTGCATGTTCGTCTAAAGAAAGATGGTTTGCACGTTTGGGGCTTGCCGGTAAGGGTTGGGGTGGCAGGCGTCTTTTAGGGAGGTCGGTTTATGAGGGGTTTAATGAGAAATCGTCAACGCGTGTGGTTTGTCACTCCTAAAGAGAGTAACGATGATATCACAACGGTTGCGACGTATGGGAAGCCGGAAATGAAATACTTGAATGTTTCCGCGACTGCGGGAGATGTTCGAAAGTTCGGAGATGGCTTTTACCCGGAATATGACCGATATATTACAAGCTATGATCCCGACTTCTTACCGGAAGTGGGAACGATGGTATTTGTTGACGTTGTTCCGGAAATCGGAAGTGACGGATACCTTGCCAAAGAGGGCGGTCCGTTGTTGAAGTTGGATGGAACACCGAGATTGGATGATTACGGAAATATTCGGACGGATGAAAGATACAAAACTAATCCGGACT